GACAGAGGAATATTAAGTTTTTAAAAAATGAAAATAGATATAGAAATTTTAGCTCTTTTAAGTCCTTCAGGATTTGAAAAAAGGTTTCATAAGCATTGTAAAAATGCTAAAAATTATTATGAAGCTTATGAACTAACAGAAAAAGAATACGAAGAAAATTTCGGAAAAAGAAGGTATTCTTCTTATGATAGCTTTAGAGTTACTAAAAATAGAAAAAATAGAAACAATGCTTCAAGGCTGAATCAGTAGCTTTTCGTATTATTGAATATCAATAATTATGCGAATTTTATATGGGGTTACTAGATAGACTAAGAGCAATTTTTACAAGAACTGAAAAACGAAACGGATTTTATGATGCAATGAGTTCAGGCCTTAGAGGCAATACTGCAGGAGTGGTGGTTACTGATGAATCAGCTTTTAACTTTACTGCTGTATGGGCTGCAATAAGAATCTTATCAGAGTCGGTAGCTCAATTACCTTTATCGGTTTATGAGTCTGATAAATTAGGAAATAAATCTCAAGCTTATAATCATAAGATATTCAACCTGTTACATAGAAAGCCTAATAACTTAATGACAACTTATACATTTGTGCAAAAATGTATGATAGATTTATTGACAAGAGGAAATTCTTTTGTATTTATAAACAGAGGAAGAGGAGCTACTCCTATAGAATTACTTCCTTTAGATGTAAAAAAAGTAAGGCTAGTAGAAAATGAAGGAGAAATATATTACGAGCTAGATGATGGAGGTATCATAGATTCTTATGATATATTGCATTTTAAAGTAATGAGCAAAGACGGACTAATAGGAATGAGTCCTGTTGATGTAGGAGCTTCAGCTATAGGATATGGATTAGCCTTAGAACAGTATGGAAATTCTTTTTTTAGTAATGGAGCTAAAGTTTCTGGAGTGCTTTCTACTGATAGACATTTATCAGATGAAGCTATAACAAGATTAAGATCTTCTTTTGCAGAAAATTATACAAGTATAAGAGACTCAAATAAGACTATGGTTTTAGAGGAAGGCCTTAAGTTTCAACAGATTAGCCTTTCAAACGAAGCCTCGCAGTTCCTCAAATCCAGAGAATTTTCAATAACTGAAATTGCTCGACTGTTCAATTTACCTCCTCACTTACTTAGAGATCTGACAAAATCTAGTTTCAATAATATTTCAGAACAGTCTAGAGAGTTCGTTCAATATTCTCTAATGCCTTATATAATTATGATGGAATCAGAAATGAATTGCAAATTATTTAGAACTACAGAGATAGGAAAAGTCCATACTAAATTCGCTGTAAATGCTTTACTAAGAGGAACTCCAAAAGATAGAGCAGAATACTATAGAACAATGTTAAATATAGGAGCAATGAGTATAGATGAGATAAGACAGTACGAAGAGCTACCAACTATAGAAGGTGGAGAAAATCACTTTATGCAGTTAAATATGGCTACTCTAAATGATATAATAGATGGAGGTACATTAAAAAAAGATAACAATGCCAATTCCTAAACCTAATTACAATGAATCCGATAAGGATTTTTTAGATAGATGTATGGTTGATCCTACTATGGTTGAGGAGTATGATGATAAACAAAGATATGCAGTATGTGAATCACAACTGCAAGAAAATAAAAATACTATGGAAAAAAATATAAATGAAAGACACATTAAAAAGATTGTTGAGGATGAAAATTCCATCACTATCGTTTACGCTAAAACTGAAGATTTCGAAGGTATCGAAATTGATAAGGAAGATGAAATCGTGGAGGAGGAGGTTGTGGATGAAGTAGTGGAGGAAAATGATCATATCCCAGGTCATACAGACGAAGAGGAAATAGTAGAAGAAATAGACGAAGAGGAAGAGGAAGAAATAGAGGAAGATCCAGCTTTAGAGTACGCAAACAGAAGCACTAACAAAGTAGATGTATGGGATGAAAAACACACTCAAGAAAAAAGATTTTTTGAAGTAGAAACTAGAATAGACAAAAAAGAAGGAAAAGATGTAGTAGTAGGACACGCTGCAGTCTTTAATTCTTTAAGTGAAGACTTAGGAGGGTTTAGAGAAAAGATTATGCCTGGAGCTTTTGATGATGTCTTATCTAATGACGTAAGAGCTTATTTTAATCACGATCCTAATTTTTTACTAGGTAGAGTATCTGCTGGAACTTTGAGACTAGGAGTAGATGAAAAAGGATTGAGATATGAATTAGATATACCTAATACTACAGCAGGAAGAGATTTAAAAGAAAATATGAGACTAGGAAATATCACACAAAGTAGCTTTGCTTTTACTTTAGGAAAAGGTGGCGACTCTTGGGAGCGAAATGAAGATGGAATGGATATAAGAATCATACACAAAGTAGATCGGCTTTACGATGTCTCTCCTGTGAGTTTGCCAGCTTACCCTTCAGCTGATAATTTAGCTTTAGCAGTAAGAAGCAATTTTATAGACAAAGAAAAAACAAGAAAAAAACAAGAAGAGGAATTCGAAAAGAATACATTATTAAACTTAAAAATTAATTTACTAAAACGAAAGAAATGAAAAAATCATTAGAATTAAAAGAGTCTCGTTCAGGATTAGTAGATACTTTAGAAGCAATTAAAAATACTGCTGAAGGAGAGTCTAGAAATCTTAATGAGGCAGAAGCTATAGAAGTAGATAACACTCTTGCTGCTATAGACGAATTAGATGTAAAAATCGAAAGAGCAGAAAAAATGGAAGCTGAATTAAGAACTGCTGCTAGCGTATCAGGAGCAAAAATTAGCTCTACTAAAACTGACAAAGACTTAAACAAATTTACTTTTCAAGGTGCTGTTAGAGCAGCTTATACAGGTAAAATGGATGGTATATACAAAGAAATGCACGAGGAAGCTGTTCACGAGTCTCGTTATACTGGTAATACTGTTAAAGGATTTGGAATACCATCTTCAGTATTGACAAGAGCTTGGAGTACATCTTCTGTAAATTCAGAGGAAGTAATGAGCTTTACTGATCAATTAGAGAAAAATTTAGTTTTATCTTCTGCTGGTGCAAATACTTACTTCGGAATCAACGATATGAAATTCCCAGTTTTTTCTGGTATTTCTTCATCTTGGGTTCAAGAGGATGGAACAGGTGCTCCTTCATCTGCAGGTAACTTATCTGCTGTTACTTTAACTCCAAAGAAATTAATCTCTGTAGTTAATATGACATCAGAGTCAATGATGCAAAATCCTTCTTTAGAGGCTGCATTAACTAGAAATATGGCTACTCAGGTTGCTGCTGCTTTAGAATATGCTTTACTAGATACTGGAGATGTATCAAATGCTCCAGAGTCTATATTTGCTGACGCTACTGCAGGGCCTACTACTGTTACTGCTGCTGACTGGGTTGAGTTAGAAACTGACGTTCTAGGAGCTGGAGTAAATAGAGAAGGTGCTAGAATGGCTTACCTTTTAGATATGGATGCTTACAAAACTGTAAAAACTTTAGCTCAGGTAGCTTCAGTTAGTCCATTATGGGACAATGGGGATAGAAGATTAAATGGGTACTATGCTTTCCAATCTGGAAACGTAGCAGCTTCTGGATCTGCTAACAAAGCTCACGCTTTATTCGGAGACTTCTCTAAAGTTCACATTGCACAATTTGGAGGTTTAGATATCTTATTCGATCCTTATACTAACGCTGCTAGTGGTCTTCCTAGAATGATCGTTACTTCTTTAGTAGATGGAGATGCTGTTCAAAATGACTCGTTCTATAAATTGATCGAAGCATAATTAATACTATTAAGGACGGAAATTGGAGCTATGCTCCTTTTTCCTCCTTTTTTTATAACTTTAAGAAATAATATAGAATATAAAGACTATATGATATGAAATATTTAGAAGTAACAACAGCTCACAGTACAACCATAGTTTCTACTGCAGATTTAAAAACTCATCTTAGAATAACTTTCACAGATGATGATGATTATATTGCAATGCTAGAAGGAGCAGCTGTAAGAATGGTCGAAGAATATACGAATACATATTTGGCTACTACTTCTTTAATTCAATACGGAACAAGATTTTCTGATTTAAAAATTTTATATAAAAGTCCTGTATCAAATACAGTAGAACATTTACCAACTGTTTCTTATTATTCAGGAGGAGCTTGGAATACTCTAGCTACAAGTGAATATGAATTTGTACCTTTAATTAAACCAGCTAGATTATATCCTTCAGATGATTCTAGCTTACCTTCTACAGATGACGTTTTTCAAGCTTGGAAAATAAGTTATACTGCAGGATATACTTCTGTTCCTGATCCTTTAATACAAGCAATAAAAATAATTGTTGCAGATATGTACGAAAATAGACAAAGTGTAATAGTAGGAAAAATAGTTTCTACTATTCCTAAGACAGCTGAATATTTAATGAATCCTTATAAAATTCAGACTTTATGATAACTGTAGGCGAATTAGATACTCCTATCACTATACAAAGCCCTACCTATGGTTCTAATGCTAATTATGGAGGAATACAAGAGACTACTTGGGGAAATCCTGTAGGATCTATTACCAGCGTATGGGCGTATATGATATGGAAAGGAGGATCAGAAAGAGAAGAAGGGGATCAAAAAGTAGGAGAGCAAAAAGTAGATTTCTATATAAGATACGAAACTTATAAAGAAGATATCCAGCCTAATTGGAGGATAAAATACAAAAATAGTGGAGGAGGGTTTTATTATTATTATATAGAAAAAATAGCTCATATAGACGGAAGACACAAAATTACTAGACTAACTGCAGTTCAAAAAGACAATTATTAATGGAATTAGAAGCAGGAAAAGTATTAGGAAGTAAAGAGCTTAGAAGAGCTTTTAACAAAATACCTTATTCAGTTAAAAAGAATAAGCTTTGGATGGCTGTTATGAGAGCTTCAGCTAAACCTATTATAGCTGCAGCTAGAGCAAATATAAATAATGACGAGAGACAATTAAGTAAAAGTATAAAAGCTTTTAGCACTAGAGCCTCTAGAAGGTTGCCAGCTTTATATGTAGGCCCTAAAGCTTCTGGATCAATAGCAGCAAATTCTAAGAATTTCGATAAAAGTAAGGAGGAAAGAGCAGGAGGATATTATGGAGCTATGGTTGAATATGGAACAGTAAACGCTGCTCCTCATCCATTTATGAGGCCAGCTTGGGATCAGAGTCAAAATCAAGCAGGATCTCTTTTACTTAATGGAGCTAAAACTATAGTAGAAAAAGTATTAAAAAGAGAATTAAAAGGCCAAAAAAGATTATATACATAAATGAGATCAGGAGCTATAATATATCCCTTATTAAGATCATACGGATCATTAACAGAGTTAGTCGAAAGCACTAAATTTTTTGCAGTTAGAGCTCAACAACCTACTACTACTCCTTATTTAGTTTATAGAGAAATAAGTTCTGTTCCACTAAACACAAAAGGAGATTCTCAAGATAATGCAGCAGATCCTAGAATAAGACAAAGAAGTATTTTAGATACTTCTAGAGTACAAATATCAGTTTTTGGAGATACATATTTAGAGGCTGAAAATATAGCAGTAAAAGTAAGAGAGGCTCTAGATAGAGAATGGGGAACAGTTATCAGTCCTTATCAAAATGATATTTATGTAGATTCTTTAGTCTATGAGTCTTGCGTTGATGACTACGATGACGATGCAGGAAATAGAGGAGTATATGTAAAACATTTAGACTTTATAATTAGAATAAATAGGCTACACACTTCTAATACTTGGACTAATACTTATTCACTAGCTTTTGATGGTGTAGATGATTATGTAACTTTTGGAGACAATAGTTTGTGGAGCATAAATGGATCAGGAGGAAATAGAGGTTTTAGTTTGTCTGTGTGGGTAAAATTAGCAGAAACTACAGATACTCAATTTATAATAAATAAGGACGGATTTTATGATTCAGGTTCTAATCATTATGAATATCAGTTATTAAATAGATTCAATGATCAAATAAGATTCGTTATGAAATTCGGAGATACTAATACTAATTATATAAATTTTGATTCAGTATCTAGTATTACTCCAGGAGCTTGGACTCATATTGTTATTACTTATGATTTATCAGGTGCTGATACTGGTCTTAATATGTATATAAACAATGTTTTGAAAAATACAACTAATTCAGGAGCTACTGTAAGTCTGACTGGAAGCTGGGGAACTCCAGCAGATACTGCGTGTCCTGTTTATATGGGACGAAGTGCTGGAGCAGATTATACAGAAGGAAATATAGATGAGTTCTCTATTTGGGATGAGGTATTATCAGCTGATGATGTATCTAAATTATATGGATCAGGATCAACTGGAGATCCTAATAGATATCCTGTCGCTTCTGATTATTTAGTAGGATTCTGGAGAAATGGAGATGGAGCTACATATCCTACTATACCTGATGCCTCTCCTAATTATAGCAATGATGGAACAATGACAAATATGTCTTCAGATGATATAGTAACAGCAGTACCAGGATAAAATGAATAAAAGATATTGCATAATAGAAACTAGCGAAATTGATAATATTAATTTTGAAACTGTCTTAGAAAATAGAGATACAGTTAGATATAAATTAGACGAGAGCGAATTTATAGTAAAATATATAGGTGCAAAGCCTTTAGACTTAACAGGGTTTACTGATTATTCGCATACTGAAATAAAAGAAATAATTAACAACCCAGCTAATGGCTGGATAAATTTAGAATAATATGCCTAAAATAATAACTATAAAAGAATATACTAGAGGATATAAAAATTTTCCTATAGGAACTAAGATAAACGTAACAACAGAACTGGCTCAAGAACTAGCAGAAGCTGGTATATGTGAGCCGATAAAAGCTACAAAAAAATTAAAAAGAAAACTAAAAAAAAAATAGAAAATGGCCTTGATAAATAGTCAATCTATAACTGAAGCTGGATTATCAGTTACTCTTACAACTCCTGGAGCAGTTACTAATACTTTTACTAATACAGGAAAAGAGTTTATACTTATAGAAAATTCTGGAGAAGCTTCTGTAACTTGTACTGTAACTACAGTAGTAACTTCTGTAGATAGTCCTCAATATGGTACACTAACTAAATCTAGTTCTGTAGAGACAGTAGAAGGGAATACTACTTCTCTAATGGGAACTTTTTCTGTTACTGCATACAATGGAGACGATTCAGCTGTAAGCTTTACTCTTAGCTCTACTACAGATATAAAAATAGCAATTTTATATATTGGATAAATGAGTATTAATGGAGTTATAAACGGAGAGGAATATTTACTTTTAGTAAATGGTAAATATGCTATATTTGGAACGAATGTTTCTTTTAATGTAGAGCAATCTACTATAGATATAACTGCTAGAGAGACGCTTAACTGGAAAAAAGTTCTGTTAAAAGATAGAAGCTGGACTATGGATTTTGAAGGTAAGCTAGGTTTTACTTATTCTGATGGAACTATAAATAGCAAACACGCTAACGTCTATGCTATAAGCACTTCAGACATTATTCAGGACGCTTATATGAATCAACAAAAATTAACTTTGCATATTCACGAAATGGCTACAACAGGACAAATTTACTGGCAAGGTACTGGAAGACTAACTGGAATTAGTATTAACACCCCGAATGAAGATAATTCTACTATAAATTTAAGCTTTGTAGGAAGTGGAGAATTTCAGCAATTGACAACCTCATAACAAGATAAGAACTGAAAAAAAACTTAAACTAAACTAAATTAATATTAATTAAAAACTACTAAAAAAAATGGCGACGAACAACGTAATCAATGGAACAAAGTTTGGAGTTTATGTAGCAGGTACTAAAATTGGCTACGCTACTTCGGCTTCAATAACAATGAATCACAACTTAAGAGACACTTCAACTAAAGT